ACCCTAAACTATTCCTGGAAATTGCCTTCGGTAAAGTGCCGCAGGCGGTAGACGTGACGAGCGGCGGGCAGCAGATCAAGGTCATCATTCGCCAGGGGGCTGGGCAGGATGGCGCAGATTGACGTTGAATTGTATCCGCAGCAGTTCAAGTTCGCCACTTCCCGCGCGAGGATGACCGCTTTCGTGGGTGGTATCGGGAGCGGCAAGACCTTCGCCGGAGCGGTCCGCGTCGTTTACGAGGTGGCCGAAGTCGGCGGCCTGGGCGAGGTGATTGCACCGACTTATCCGATGCTGCGGGATGCGACAATGAGAACACTGCGAGAACTCGCTCAGCCGCTCATTGCGGAGGAGAACCGGAGCGAGATGCGTTGGCGACTGGCTAACGGTGCGGAGATACTGTTTCGCAGCGCCGACGAGCCGGAGCGCCTGCGCGGCCCTAACCTATCCTGGGTCTGGCTTGACGAGGCGGCGCTTTGTCCACCGCAAACCTGGCCGATTGTGATCGGTCGTTTGCGTGCCGGGGGCCGGGCTGGGCGGGCCTGGATGACTGCCACCCCGCGCGGGCGTAACTGGCTGTTTCAGGTGTGCAAGTCGGGAGAAGTGGAGGTCTTCCGGGCTTCCACGATGGACAACCCGCACCTGGATGAAGAATTTGTCGCCAGTTTGCAACGGGCTTATACCGGCGAGTTCGCCAGGCAGGAGCTGCACGGCGAGTTTATCTCATTGGAGGGCCTTGTCTACGATGAGTTCAACCGCACCACCCATGTTGTCCGGCGCGACGATGATCTTTGGACGCGGGTGGTGGCCGGGGTAGATGAGGGCTACACCAACCCTGCCGTTATTCTGGTGGTCGGCCTGGACACCGACGGACGGGCGCACGTGATTGACGAGTTCTACCGCCGCCGCGCGCTTCGTGATGAGTTCGTTGCTGCGGCGCGTGAGTTCCAGCAGCGCTACGGCGTAGAACTTTTCTGCGTTGACCCCTCGGCTGCCGGTCTGATCGCCGAGATGCAAGCGGCTGGGTTACCGGCGGTGGCGGCGGACAACCGCGTCCGGGAGGGCGTCCAGGTGGTGAAGGCGGCGCTCCAGGTTGCCGGAGATGGCCGACCGCGACTGACCGTTTCCCCGGTGGCGGCGAACACCATCGCGGAGTTTGAAGCGTATGTCTGGGCACAAGGGCGCGCCGGGTTGAAAGACGAGCCGGAGAAAACCGGCGATCACGCGATGGACGCGCTCCGCTATGCGCTGATGGCGGCGCAAAACACGGCGGGGCGGCTCTTGCTTTGGGATTGAGGCAGTGATGGCGAATAAAACGGTCCTGATCGGCGGGAACATTGACGGAGTAAAAACGGTGCTGTCTGACGACTACCTGGCGTTTCTGGCCGCGCAGGGCTTTGAGATTGGAGCAGGTGTTCGGACGGCAGAGCAGGCTTATACGCTCGTCCCGTTGATCCATCGCTGTGTGGAGTTACGTGCTAACTCCATCTCAGGCTTGCCGTTCGCGGTCTATAACGACTCAGGGGAAGAGGCGGCGCAGGATTGGATCACTGCGCTTCTGCTTCAAAAGACCGAGGCGGCGCTCTGCCTTCACGGAGCGGCATACTGGCTCATCTTGCGCAATCGCACCAAGCGGATGCTCGGCGTGCAGTGGATCAATCCGCTGACAATGAGCGTGAACGCCACCGCGAGTGGCATCGCTGGCTTTCAGCAGCGGATTGGCTCACAGACTATTGACTTCACCTCCGACGAGATCGTTTACTTTCACACCTGGTCACCCGGTGACGACCTCGGCCCCGGCGTCGCCCCGGCAACGGTGGCACTCTCCGCAGCGCAGTTATCTCATGCGCTTCAGACTTTCGCCGCCACTTACTTTGAGCATGGCGCAGTACCGCTGGTGCTGCTCCAGGTCCCGGCCGGGACGCCGCAGGCGGAGATAGATCGCCTGGAGGCCTGGTGGAAGAAGCTCCTGCGCGGCATCCGCCGCGCCTGGGAGACGGTGGCGGTGCGGGCGGGGGTGGAGCCGAAGGTCATCGGCCAGGCGGTCAAAGATTTAGCCATGCCGGACTTGGCGCGCGAGGTGCGTTACCAAATCTCGCTGGCGTTCGGCGTGCCGGAAACGCTCATTGCCGAGGCCGCTAACTACGCCGTGGCACGCGAGCATCACATTGCGTTCTACACTGAGACTGCCGTCCCGGAGGCGCGGCGTCTGGAGGCGACCATCAACCAGCAGCTGCTCTCGCGGCTGGGATTGCGATTCCAGTTTCACCCCGAACGCCTGGAGATTTTCCAGGCGCAGGAATGGGACAAGGCTGACCGCTTGGCGCGGGCGGTGGAATTGGGCATCATCACCGTGGACGAGGCGCGGGCGCAGATGGACCTGCCACCGCTTCAGAAGCCGCAGGCGGTAGAGACCGGGGGGGATGCTGAATCCGATCGTCAACGGCGGGTGATTCTGGACGAACTCCGCCGCTGGCGCGACAAGGCCAAGCGCCATGGCCCTGAGGCGGAGTTCAAGAGCGACATCATCCCGCCGGGCCTCTCAGGCCTGGTGCGGGCGGGCCTGGAGGCAGTCGGCAACGACGTTTTCTCTTTCGTCAAGCAAGCGTCGGAGCCGGAGCGTGATGACACTGAGCAGCGGGTAATGCTGGCAGTGCTTGCTACACTGCGCGGTTTGGAGAGCCGGTCTGTAGAAGCCATCCTGGAGGGCGACGATGGGAAATTGCTACAGGTACTCCAGCAGCTGCGCGAGGGATTGAATACAGCATTGACGCCGGAGGTGACCCGCATCGCTTATGAAGAGGTCCTGCGCCAGGCTTTGGGGGTTGGCGTTTACTTTGACCCTGCCGCGATCAACCAGGCTGCTTTGAGTTGGGCATCATCATACACTTACGGCCTGGTCTCTCGCCTGACCGACACGACCCGTGACTTGTTGCAGGAGGCGATCACGCGGTTTGTCGCTACGCCTGGGATGACGCGGGAGCAGCTGGAGGCGCTATTGGCTCCGGCTTTCGGCGATGTGCGGGCGTCCATGATCGCTGTCACGGAGGTGACGCGCGCTTACTCTGCCGCAACCAGTCTCTATCAGAAATTGCTGGCAGAGTGGGGCTTGCAGACGCGGCGAGTTTGGCACACGCGGCATGATGAGCGCGTCTGCCCGATCTGCGGGCCGCTGGAGGGGAAGTCGGAGGATGCGTGGAGTGATGACCTGCAAGGGGGACCTCCGGCACACGTCAACTGCCGGTGCTGGACGACGCTAACGGTGAGGCGCAAGTGAGCGCAGTTGTAGAAATTCAAAATCTTGATCGCGTAATAGATGCCTTGAGCCGCATCTCCGACGCCGGAGCAGTGCAGGTAATGCGGCGGATCACTTTTGCCATCGGTGAAGAGGTGCGCAATGTCATCGCAGTCTATCCGCCGAAGCCGCGTTATCCGCTGCGCTGGGCTTCGCAGAAGCAGCGCTTCTACGTGCTTCGTGTGCTACAGAAAAACGCAGGGCCATACCTGCGCGGAGCGGGCTTTGAGGGCGGCGCTAAGACCAGCCAACAGCTGGGTCAATCCTGGGCGACCGTGAACTCCGGGACCGGCGCGATAGTCGGCACGCGGGCGACCTACGCGCCGTACGTGCAGAGCGCACAACAGCAACAGCCGTTTCATGCAGACACCGGCTGGGTGACGGATGAGCAAGCGGTTAAACGAGTGAGTGAGAGCGGCGTTATAGATGACATCTTCCGTGATGTCTTGCATGCCGCTTTGAGGTAAATTGCAGAGGAGGCAGGAGACATGATAGATTCACCACAGGAAGAGGCGGAGAAGTCCACTAAAGCGGTGGTGCTCAAAGATGCGGATGATGTCGCGGTGATTGGCGGTTATGCGGTGGTCTTTGATGATTTAGACTCCGCCGGTCGCGACCTGCAAGGCGATGCGTTCACGAAGAATACTGCGTTCTGGTTGACCGACCGGCCCCCGTCGCCGCTGCCGGTCTTGTATGACCACGGCCTGGATGAAGAGGTCGGTTTACAACCGCTCGGCGTAATCGCCGAAGTGAAGCAGACCGATGACGGGCTGTGGGTAGAGGCGCAACTTGACCGCCATAAGCGCTACGCCAGTTGGGTGTTAGAACTGGTCAAGCGTGGCGTGCTGGGCTGGTCATCCGCCGCCCCCGGTCACCTGGTACGCCGGCGGGAGGACGGGGACAGGAAGATTATTGAGGTTTGGCCGTTGACCGAGGTATCGCTAACCCCGACCCCGGCCGAACCGCGCACCTTAGGCGTTCAGGAGATTCGGAGACTTTCTGAGGCATTTCCGGCGCTAAAGTCGCTGGCTCCAGAGGGCGATGCTTTACCATCGCCGGAGGGCGAGTGCGCAGAAGCCGATGAACTGTTATCCGTATCCACAAAATCAAAATCTTTTGGAGGTAATGCAATGGACGAGCAAATCCAGAATTTGGATACCGTTATTGAGCAGGCCGTGGAGCGTGCACTTCAACGCGCCGCCGAACAGCCTGTCAAGAGCGCGGCTTTCGCCGCCCCCGCGACCTTGACCACTGGACTTGGTGACAGCGAGATGAAGGCCTTCACGCACTGGCTGCGTACCGGCGACCCTGGGGCGTACAAGATGCGAGAAGGGGCCGGTAGTGAAGGCGGCTATCTCGTGCCGCAGGACTTCTCGGCGCAGATTCTCACCAAGTTGGGCGCACAGAGTATCGCGCGTGCCGCCGGTGCTACCATCATCCGCACCAACCTGCCGACCATTCTCGTGCCGACTGAAGCAACCGAGATGACGAAGTTTGCCCTGACCGGTGAAAATAGCGCGTACACTGAGAACGAGCCGAGTGTCGGGCAGCTGAACATCACACTTTACAAGTTCACCAAACTGGTGAAAGTGTCGGAGGAACTGCTGGCCGACAGCGCGGTTGACCTGACCAGCTTCCTGGCCGGTGCGTTCGCTAAGTCAATGGCGGCCACCGAGAACTACTACTTTGTTGTTGGCTCCGGGAGCGGCCAGCCGCAAGGTGCGTTGACCGGTGCAACGCTCGGCGGTACTGCGGCCTCGGCCAGCGCCATCACCCCCGCTGAGGTCATGGCGCTGCTGTATACGTTGCCCGCCCAGTATCGCGATCGGAACTCCGTCTCTTGGGTGATGAACAACGAGACGGAAGGGTTCATCCGTGCCCTGACGGGTAATCCGTTCCTCTTTGCGGCCACTCCAGCTGGTCAACTCGCTCCGTCAAATCTGCTCAACAAGCCGGTCTACAATGCGTCGGATATGCCGACCATCGCGGCCGGCGAGAAGGTGATCCTGCTCGGCGACTGGTCTTACTACATGATCGCCGAGCGGGCCGATCTAGAGATCGTGCGCAACCCGTGGCTGTACCAGGCCAACGGTCAGGTCGGCTTCTTCGCGCACTTCAGGGTTGGCGCTGCGGTCGGCCAGGCCGGGGCGTTCTACTACCTGCAAATGAAGAGCTCGTAGTCCCGGCCCAAACAACGGCAAGGGGTAGGCATGGCATACGCGACACTAAACGAATTGAAGACGTATCTCAACGTTCAATCTTCCGCTGACGATACGCTCTTGACTGCGCTACTTGAGCGTGCTACGGCAGTGATAGAACGCTACGCTTGCCGTCGCTTTGCCGCCAGCGCCGACGAGACGCGCAGCCTCACCGCCAGCCAGGTAGACACTGCCTCCGGGCTGTTGTTCCTGTATGAAGACCTGGTGGTAGTGACGGAAGTACGGGATGGATACGGGACGGAGATTGCATCAAGCGACTATGCGCTGATGCCTCCGCGAGGGCCGCATTACGCAATTCAACGACTGTCCGGCAGTTGGTGGCCTAACCGGTCTGGCGTCGTGGCACAGATTACGGGCCGCTGGGCATACAGTGTCACTCCGCCGCCTGATATTGTCCATGTCTGCCTCCGCCTCGCGGGCTACTTCTACCGCCAGAAAGATGCGCAGGTCTTTGACGTTACTGCCTTCCCAGATGCCGGTCAAATCACCATCCCGCGCGGGATTCCGGCAGATGTCAAAGTCATCCTGGAGTTCTATCGGAGGCTCTCGTGACAACTTACAGCGAATTTGTCTCCGGCCTGGCGGCGCTGGTGGTGGATGATGTCCGCCTCCGCCTCGTCGCCCCGCCGGCGTCGCTGAATGCGGCGGACTTGCCGGCGCTGTGGGTACAGTTGCCGCAAGGTGAAAGCGGGCCGCCAATAGTGTTCACCGGCGAACGCTG